CATCAGTTCCTCGCAATCGCAGCGTTGGCCCAGAACATGGCCTCTTCCAGTTTGGTCAGGGCAAGGGCCTTCTCTCGTGATGCGGGCAGGTCCGCGTTCAGTCGATGGGCAAGGGCCCTGCAGTCGGAACGAATCATCTCGTGGCGAACGACACTGTCCCCAGATGGAGCGTGGTAGTTGAAGCGGTTCTCAATGTCCAGGAAGGATTCATCCTCCCGATTGTTGTAGCCCACTACTTCTTCTTCCCCTTCGCAGCCATCTTCGCCATCTTCTCGTTGCCGTACTTCTTGCGGCCGACCGCAGCAGCGATCGCCGCGCCCTTCTCGCCGCCACCGGCAGCCTTAGCGACTGCGGCGAACCTTCCCCCGGCTCCGAGCTTTGCCTTCGGATTTGGCTTTGCTGCCATTGCTCTTCACTACCTTCCCGCCGTACTCGGCGTCCCATCGCTTGGCGATCTCTGGATGTTTGGCGTGCAGATATGCACGCTGCTTCTCACTCTTGTAGGGCATGAGTCCTCACGCGGGAGTGAAGTTGGCATTGGTGATGCCAATGCCGGAGTTGATCAGGTCCGCCTTGGTGGTGTCGTCAACGATCCAGTCATAGCCACCACGGAAGGTGTTGAGCCCGGTCGGAGTAGTACCGGGCTCATTGATCGGGATGTTGGCGCTACCGTTCTCATCCGTGTAGGACTGATAGCGGACCAGAATGTAGTTGGCACCTGGAGCGGTCTGCTTGACTGTGACACCACGGTCCATCCGGAACCGCTCAAGCATGAAGTCCCAGGCGAACGGGCCCTCACTCACGGTCGGAGTGGTGAAGTGCCACAGTGCCATCAGGAGATCGCCTGGATGATCCGAGCCCAGCCGATGGAGACATCATTGCCGGAGCTGTTGGTCAGCTCCAGGAAATCGGGACCAGTGGAAACCACAGTTCCCATGGCCTGATTGACCCCGCCGGAACCGGACTCGTAGTACACATTGACGCTAGCGCCAGCCAGAAGCTGAGCCATATGCTCCTCCAAGCATGCAGAGAAGGGAGGCCCCCGAAAGGGCCTCCCTCATCATCAGACAGTCGGGCGAACCGAGCTGGAAGTCTGAGTCACGATCAGTGCCTCAGGGCGGTACAGGGACCAGCCGGCGACGCCGTACCAACCGAGGGGCTGGAAGCGGGTGAGCTTGTCGACGACCGGACCACGAACAGTGTGGAACTCCTCGGCAACAGCCTCGGCAAGAGCCTGCTGACCAACGGTGTACGTGTTGTACACGCGGGTCTGGGTGGAACCCGAGCCGGAACCGGACTGCACGTTCTGGCAGCGCGGGTTCTCAAGGAACACCGCGCCCTCGTACTCACCGATGTTACCGGCCCAGATGTTGTCCGCAGCCGAGAAGTTGTGCGGGTCACGCCATGCAGCGGAACCGGTCTCGGAGCGGAGGTCGTGCGAGACATCCGGGTGAATGTACGTGGTGTAGTACGCGTTGATGGTCGGGTGAACCTTGTTCGACCGGAGCTTGGTCACAGCGAACCGGGCATCGAAGGAGTCATACCGCGAGTTGGCGGTCTGGTCGATGGCGGTCAGCGCGGTAGGCTGAGTCGGGTTGGAGCCGAAACCATAGGTCGGGTTACCAGTGGCCGGGTCGTTGCGGATGGTCTGAGTGCCAGCCGCCAGAACGTTCTGGACAACCAGGTCAACGGAGTCGATCAGGTTCCACGCCACCTGGTTGACGAGACCGGCGGTCACGTCGGTGAAGCTGAACAGGTCGAGCTTGTTGCTGACGAGAATCGCGTTACCGTACTCATTGAGAGTGACGGAGACGGTGGTCGGGTTGCCGGCCGCAACAGCGTCCGGGTCAACCAGTTCGTTCAGCGGAGTGATCGCCTGAGCGAGATCCTGGTAGATCTCGAAGGTGACCGAAGAGCCGGGCATGGCCTGCTGCGCAGGTCGCTTGTCGGCAACCTTGCGGAAGATGGGCTGTGCACGGAGGGCGAACTCAAGTTCGCGGTCAAACGCGGTCTGTACCAGGTTCGCCATTGCGGCGGTGCCGGTGAATGCGTTCGCTATTGTACTCACATCCTTAAGGGGGATGCGGCCCCTGGATCACTGGAGCTTGCGGGCCAGTTCCTGGAAGGCCGCGATACGGTCTGCCTGAGAGAGGGAAGGGTCACTCATGCGCTGCATGGCAGCGGACTCGGTGCCCGTCACGGTGCCGTTCGCACCTGCCTGCATCAGATTCTGAAGCTGCGAGATGTCGGTATCGGATACAGTCGGAGCCTGCTCGGAAGGAGCGGACGGCGAAGCGCCACCGAAAGTGGCGCGCATGTCATTGACGAACGCAGTAACGCCTTCGTTCGTTGCATCGCCGGAGTAGTACTTGGCGGCCGAACGCGGCACGCCCTGGTCCTCGAAGAGATCCTTGATCTGGTTCTGCTTGATGATCGTCTCCATGCTGGAGAGTCGAGTCAGCAGCTCCTTGTTCGCCTCGCGCTGCGCCTTGTAAGCGTCTCGGAGTGGCTTGGGCCCGGAGGCAGTGTCGGTCTCGGTCTCGTCGTAGTCCCATGCGTCAGTCATTGACGTGTCTCCCTGATTGAATGGATGTGTGCGAACGCTAAGGGCCATGCCGGGGAGCATGGCCTAGATTCGTCCTACCGGACTTCTTTACGCAACAGCCGGCCGGTCGGTGGCGTTGCGAGTCTCGCACCGGGGATTCGAACCCCGATCCTCCGCGTCCAGAACGCGGCGCTCAACCGTTGAGCTAGTGCAAGATAGCGAAGGGTATGAGCATACCCTTCGCCTTGATCATATGCGTCCAGCGGTGGACCGTGCAAGGCCAGTGCGTGCACCACCGGATTCACCCTGAGCGCGAGCCCTGTTCCAGGAGGCGAGTCGCTGAACAGTTGCGCCGGCCTGCTGACCCTGTTGAGTCACTGGACCGAACGCAGCTTCTTCAAGAGTCTGCTGACCGACCTGCTCGCCATAGCTCGAACCCATGGCTCGGAAGCCGGGAAGCTGCTGCTGGATCTGACCATAGACCTGAGAAGCCTGCTGAGCGGAGACACCGGCAAGAGCAAACTGCTCTGCATTCTGCGTGATGTCGAGACCGCGCTTGAGAGCCTCTGCTCCAATGGAAGCTGCCGCTGCCTGCTTCTGGATGTAAGGGACAGCTCGCTCCGGGTCGAGGAAGTACGCAGTCATGTGAGCCTCATCGAGACCGTACATCTGCTTGAGTGCTTCCTTCATCGCAGGCTGGGCCAGGGTGGTGGCCTGGGCAGCGAGGTCGACTCGCTGCTTCATTTCAGTGGGACTGACATCCTTGCCGATGGCATCTGCGAAGTCAGAAGGCTGATCGTAGAAACCTTCAGGCAGTCCTGACTGTCGCATGAGCTGACGGTAGCTGGACTCAGTACTGAGGTACTCGGCGGGGGAAAGGACAGGGAGCCCTGCCTTCCGTCGGATCTCGTTCCCCGCGAATCTCTGCTTGTACTCGGGCGTGTCCTGGAGCAGGATCGAGATGGTGTCAGCACTGTAACCGTTCTTCAGATAGTCGAAGATCTTAGGTGCCAGCGTCCCCAGTCCGTACGTGCTGAACATGTTGGTGAGAGCAGCGTACGCGTCGCGCTGCTCTCCGGTCAGATTGCTCTCAATGGGCGTGGTCACGAGTAGATTCCAAACTGCTGGAGAACGGAGTGGGCAGTACCCATGATGGCATCCTGTGCGTTCTTGGTGCTCTTCCATCGGTCATCGGACCGTAGGTCGTTCTGGAACTGCCAGAGCGGTTTGGCCGCCGCCTTGCCCGTCGAGTCCTTCCAGCCGAGTGCGTTCCGGATTGTCGGGTCAAAGAGGTTCACCTCCCCCGGATTCAGTTCCAGAATCTGCCCCATCGACTGCATGTAGGGCTGAGCAAGGTCGGCAACCGTGGCTCCGGCCTTGATCTGATCGGACAGCGAAGGGAACGCTGCCATCGCCTGATTGGCGATCTGTGCCTTGATGGACTGGGTTGTGTCCCGACCCGACATGACGGACCGGATTGAGTCCTGCATCCACTGGTCGGAGTTCTTCACGCCCATATTGTACGCGTACTGGTTGAGTTCCTGCTGCGTCTCCCCCGCCTTCCCGCCGGCCATACCATTGGGGCCGAAGACAACCCACTGCCCGACCTCTTGTCGGGCACGCTCATCATTCCAGCCTTCCCAGATGATCTTACCTGCGATGGCATTGATGTGATCCCAGTTATTGTCGAACGCCCCAGCATCGGACATCATCTGAATGACGTGGTTCTGGGTACGGTTCCAGAGAGCAGACCATTCGGCAGGATCCGACTGAGAGAGCAGCGCAGCCTTGCGCTGCGAGTCCGACATCGACTTGTACCAGTTCGAGTTCTTGAATCTGGCCTGGAACATGTCGGCACTCCAGCCCTCCTTCACCGCCTGATCGAACAGTGCGCCTACCTCGGGGTAGGCGTTGAGGAAGGAAAGGGTGAAGCCGTACTGCTGAGCAAGGACATCACGGTCAAGGCTTGGCTTGGCGGCGGTAGTAGCCCCGCCGCCTGATGGAGTGGATCGACTGACAGTTCGAGTGGTCCCACTGGAGCTGCTGATCGAGGTACTGCGAGGAACCTGAGAGTATACGGAGTTGGCAATGGCCTGGAACTGCCCGAAGATGCTAGCCACTGATCAGCCCCCAGTTCTTGAGCACGGTAGCCCCCACATTCATAGCCTTGTCCTGTGCCGCCTGAGTGGATCGCCAGCGAGGGTCTCCACGCAGAACATCGGAGAACTCTGTGAGAGTTCGACCGACCGGCTTGCCATCCTGATCCACGCCATTGAGTGCGTTGGTGATGGTGGGATCCTTGAGTCCGATAGTGTTCGGGTTCATCTCCAGCTGGTCTGCCATCATCTGGATGTACGGGTTGGCGATGTTCTTCATGGTCATGCCGCTGTTGATCTGATCTGCATAGGCGGGATAGGCAGAGGCAGCCTGCTGATTCACGAAGTTCCTGAAGTCCGACTGGGCACTCATGCCTCGGATCATCAGCTGTGCATAGTTCTTGATCGACTGCTGGTTCAGGTCGACACCCATGTCACTCGCGTACTTGCGCATGGTCTGCTCGTACATCCCAGCCTGGCCCACGAGACTGCCATTCACGAAGTCGACATATCCACTGAGTACGTTGTTCAGGTGTTCATCGGACATGGCGGTCATGGCCATGTCCTCACTCAGCTTGTTCAGCGCGCCCTCTGGGATGGCGGCTCCCATGTCGTTCGCCATCTGCATGATCTTCTGCTTGTTGGCGTCGAGAACTGCCGACCAGGTAGCGGGGTCGGAAGCCTTCTGCTCAAGCGCCTTGCGCTGGGCCTCGGAGTTGTTCTTCCAGAAGTCGGTCTCTTTCAGCTTCGCCTGGAACATGTCCGTCGTCCAGTTCTCCTTCACCGCAGTGTCGAAGATCCCCTTCAGGCTGGGCTCACTGGTGAGGAACGAGTAGCTGAGACCGTAGTTCGCAGACATCTCCTCTGGACTGAGCTTGCGCTCAGTCTGAGTCTGAGTATTCCAGTCGGTGTTGCTCTCTCCCCCGCCTTCGACTCCGTTGAACCGCCTCGCGCCCATGAAGCGCGAGGCGTAGTAGTCACTGGTGATGTCGGTAACCTTGACCACATCTCCAGTGTGCGGAGCGTGGAGCATCTTGCCGTTGCCGATATAGATGCCCACATGGTCTGGACCACTGCGGCCAGCATCCGTGTCGAAGAACACGGCGTCACCGACCTGGAGATTGTCCCAGTCGACAGCCTTGCCCTGACCAATCTGGTCATTGGTGACTCGTGCGATGTCAATGCCGAAGTGAGCGAATCCCTGCTGAAGCAGCCCCGAGCAATCGACTCCACTGGAGAGGCTGTTGCCTCCCCATACATAGGGAGTGCCCTTGAACTGCATCAGATAGTTGACGACGGCCGAACCGTCCACTGCCATCAGTAGCCTCGCATGATCGTCTGAAGCATGGCATTGTAGTACGTGGTGGCAGCCTGGTAGGCACCGTAGTCCTTGGACTGCTCAGCCTGTCGCTGAGCCAGGAGAGCGGAACCGGCCGCACCGATACCACCTTCACTGGTTCGAGTAGAACTCACCGGATTGCCCTCTTCATCCGTGGTCGTGGTCGTGGTGGCCACAGTAGGATTGGCTCGCTCTTGGGCATTAAGGTTCGAGTAGAACTGCGCATATTCACTGTCCGTCGGGTTACGACCCAGCAGTGACTGGGCCGCACTCTTGAAGATGGCCTCCGAGTCCACACGGCTGGTGAGGCTGGTGTCCACGGTCTTGGTAGTCTTCGTGGTCGGCACTCCGCCGCCACGAATGGCGAGATCCTTCGAGAAGATATCCATGGGAGTCATGGTCTTGCCGGCTGCAAGGTAGTTCGCAGACTGCTGAACATAGTCTCCCCATGCCTGGGCGAGCTGGTCATCCGTGGCATTGAGGAAGCTCTTGTTGATCAGGGCCAGACTGTTTCGGAACTGGGCCTTCTGGTTGTCGCTCCAGCCGTAGAACTCGTTCGTCATGTCAGCGACAGACTTGGTGATCTGCCCGGTCCCGGACCGGGCAGACTCGTACTCACCACCAGCGAAGCGACGGTTCGTCTTGGCCAGAGGTCCGTACATGCCACCGAAGGCAAGGTTCGGCTTGCCGCCGACAGTTGCGCCAACCTGGACATTGGCCATCTGCTGTTCGATCGAACTGCTCGCCGGATTCGACGGGGAAGGAGTGGGGCCAGGTGTGGTCATCAGTTACTTCCCATCGGGTTGTGGTGATCGAACATGTCGTGCACGAGCCAGCGCTCGTGCAGTGACTCGAACATGGTGTTGGACTCGCGGATGCTATTGACCGTGTTAGAGAACAGGATCTTCAGGTCTCGGTTGTCCTTGGCATTGATGTCACTGGAGCCACCGGCCTTCTGGCGCTGGGCCAGTTGGGCATTGAGGGCATCACGGTAGACCATGTACTGGCTCAGGCCCTGGATATCCTTGCGCAGGGGATCCCCAATGAGACTCTGCTCGGTCACCAGCTTGCGGAAGGCAGCAGCACGGCGCTCGTCCGCCGTGCGATCCACGGTGGTGAACACCTTGGAGAACTCCGGATTGTAGTTCGGGTTGTCCTGGCCGTTGATCTGAGGAGCAGTGAGAGCATTGATCATGACAGAGCGCATGGCCTTCAGCTGCTCAGCCCCTGGATCGTCATAGGACTTGAGGCCAGCCTGATACAGCTTGGCGTTCAGGATGTTCATGTACTTACCGTACAGCGCCCAGCCCAGATTCTCACGGGACTTGCTCATCACATCGTAAGCGTCGAGACGCTTACGCTCACCACTGGCCATCTGCTGAACATACGCAGTCTGGCTGAATGGCTCACCATTCGTTGGGTTGACGATGAGTGCGGCCAGGTCAGGATCTGCATCAGTGAGAGCCTTGTACTGCTGATCCTTGAGGACTGCTTCGACGGTCGCCGGCAGATGCTTGCGGTCGTATGTGAGGGCACCAGTGAAAGCGAAGGCGGAGTCGCCGTACTTCGCCAGGAAGACCTGATCGGCAGTCTTGCTGTCGGCCTTCTGGAGTTCCTGGTAGCGGTCGCGGAAGAACTGGTAGGGATCCTTGAACCCGACACTGACCGGGCTGGAGAACTTGAGCCAGCCACGAAGCATGGCCATGTTGCTGGCCTTGTCCTTGATCTCCTGCCAGGTTGGCTCCTTGTCGCGGAGCCCGTTCTTCCACTTGTAGTCCTCGGACTGCATGAGGTAGGCCATGTCACGCTGCTGCTGCTCGTAGTCCTGGTCACCCAGGACGGCAGACAGGAGGTTGGGGCCAGCTCCAAGGAGCTGGGACTTCATGTCAGGAGTTACCTGCTGGAGGATCCCCAGCTTCTGCATGGTGTCGCCGAGAGTCGGGTCACTGTGCAGTGCAGCGTAGTTGGCGGGAAGCTGGACCCACGGACCAGTGCCAGGGTTGTACCACGGATCATTCTGGAGAACCAGGTTGAGCGTGTTGATCGGCATGTCAACGATCGAACCCTGATCCATGCCGATGGACTTCGCCAGCCAAGTCGGAGCCTGGAACTGGATGTGCATGTCCTTCTTGTTGACCAGGGTCTTGGACCCGTCAGCGTTGTGAACGTAGCCGTCCTCATCGACGAGGTTGCCGTTCTGATCCACAGTGTGACCAGCCCTGATGGGGCTGGTGTAGATCTGAGCAGCGCGACCGAGAGTCTCCGGCTTATCCGCTACGATCCGACCCCACCGCTGGAACGACTCCTGAGTCGGACCCCAGAACGGAGCAATGAACCGCATGGCATAGGAGAGACGGCCCTCGTGGTCCATGTTGAAGGTCAGGCGCTTGACATCCTTGAGCGCGAGCTTGCGTGCGCTCTCCTCCATCTGCTGCTGTCGCAGAGGAGAAAGCTTCTCCAGGCCCTGAGCCTTGGCCCCCTGGTAGATCTCGCCGACGTGCTGACGATACAGCTGAAAGAACAGCGGATTGCGAGACAGGACTTCGGACGGCATCTGGCCGACCGTCTTGTACCACTTGTCGATGACCTTGTCGGTGTAGTCGAAGAAGTCGCTCTTGCCCATGTTGTACGAGATGCCCTCAGCCTGCACGCTGGGCAGCCATTCGGGACGCACATTCGCAGTGGCATCCTTGACAGCAAGGGCAACGTCCTTGTCAGACGCCCCCTCGCTCACCAGCTGACGCAGCTTCGCCATCTCCGGAGTTCCTGATTCGAGCGGGAGAAGGTGATTGACGGTCGCCTCAATGCGCTCGGCGTGATCCTCTGGAGCGAGACGCTTCATTGCGGAGGCGTTCCTGTACTCCCTCCCCGCCTTTGTGCTGAACCACTTGGTGAGGTCTTCGCCACGGAGAACAGCCTGGGCAGCCGCGTCATTGGCTAGCTGGCCCTGCACGGCGCGCACATACGCGCCGACATACTTGTCACCATCGGCACTGGTGATCACTCGCCAGTCACCCTTGCGGAACTCGTTCCACATGGAAGAGGCAGTGCCACCCATCACGCTGTCCATGGTTCGACGGGCGGCCAGTTGGTTGCGGAACATCTGACCCTGAGGGCCCTCGAAGGGGCGGGCGAAGGCAGTACCGTCAGGCATGATCACATAGTTGTCACCGAGAGAGTTCTTCGTCTCGCCGATCTTGTTGCGGTACGCCTTCAGGCTGTTGATCTGGTCATTGGCATCATCAAGTCGAGCCTGATCGTCACGAATGG